GCAAATAATTCTTTAATAGTATTAGGAGAAGATCGAAATGGACCTGTTAATGGTGCCATTACGGAAACACCAAAAGATATTACAAACGTTGGTGGAGAACCAAGATATGCTGGTTCTATTGATATGGTCGTTGGCAGAGGTCGTTATGTTTCTGCTAATGGAGTTGATCCTCGTGAAGAGAGAGATGATAACCCGCCCGGCGCAAACTCTACAGCTCCATTAATCATTGATAATAGTCGTGGATATCTGGAGACAAACAAAAATCCTTTTAGGATAAGAAAAGAAAACATTGCAAATCCAAACGAAGGAAATCCAGATCCTGTATATGATGCCGCAAGAATATATGTTGTTCAGCAAAGTTTAGTTGATGAAAATTATAAACTAGTACCAGATGTCGATGGAGGGTTAGAATATCCAGAAGAGTGTTTAGCTAACGAACAACCAGAAGCAAACGGTGTTCTCGGCAGAAGTTATGTTGTTAGTAAAGCTGACAATATTCGTATCATAGCACGAAGAGAACCAAACATTGGAGATACTGAAAATATCGCCGGAACGATATTGCTGGTTCGTGAAGGCAATATGAATGAAAATCAAGTTACTAGCGACGACATTAGCGTTTCAGAGGGAGCCATTAACGCCCCAAATACAACAGCCCCGAGTGCGCCCGATGGAGATCTAGCATATATCCTTTTTAGCAAAGAAGGCAAAATGCAAATAGAAGCTAATGAAATATATCTTGGTCGAGCAAATGGCAAAGGAGAGCCATTCGTAAGATATTCCGCATATAAAGCTACTATAGAAGCTTTGCAATCAGAAATTGAGGCTTTGAGAACGCATATTAATAATCTTGAAATTAATATTGGTATTGCATTTAATGCTGCGGTAGCTATACCATATTCAAATATAGCTAGCTTGCAGTTAATCGCTGATCAGGCTGCTATGACTGCCGGTGCGATGCCATATCAAACTCTAGATGCAAAAATTACTAATATCGGTTCTACAATTAGAAACACATACAACGTTCATGCTAAGTCTACTAAGATTTTTGGAGAATAATTGTGCCACTAATAGCTCCTTTCACCAAGCAAAATTTAAAGGAAACCATATACAACGCATTCAAAGAACAAAAAAACGTTGTTAGCGGAGATCCATTAGTTTCCTATAATGCAATTTCGTTAGCTATTGGAACAGCGGTTGATCAATATACATTAACAGAATTATATAAAATTAAATTAGCATTGCAATTGCCGGGTGCATATACGGCACCAGGAAATGTGCCTCCATCAACTGGTGGACCATTGATTCCAGGTGGCATAATATTATCATTTGCTCAAATGCCCGCTGAAGAAAACGTAGAAGAAGAACCTGAAACATTTTCAGAGTGGAAGGAAGATAGAACAATTATGCCACCATTAGATAAAGTTGGACTACAAAATGAAATATATAAAGCTTTCTCGGAGCGTCTAACAGAACCACCAACCGGCGATCCTGATTTGCCATATAGAAAAATTGCTTATACCATGGGAGAAGGAATAGCTAGTTATATTACGAATGAAATGAATAAAATAAAAATAGCATTGGTTACTCCTGGTGCATTTACAGCGTCGGCGGCGGTCGTTACTGCCCCTGGATTCGCATCGTATGAGCCTGGTGTGCCATCTTCTGGTCTACCATGAAATATCTAACTGATATACTTAAGATATATGGCTAGAATTTCTTTCAAAGACGTAGGTACCCAAGGGCTTGACAACGAAATACAGTCTGTCAATGAAAAGCCTCGTATACCAATTGGTATCAAGACACCTCTAGAACTTGACGAAAGTGATTCTGATGCCATATTCAAAATGCATTTTAATTTAGCAGACCAAATAACGGATAACTTACGTAATCTTATATTGACCAACAATGGAGAGAGATTAGGTTTTCCAGATTTTGGAGCCAACTTAAGACCATTACTAACTGAATACCCAAATAAAGATAGTTTTGATGCTTCTGCGATGTCTAAAATCAAAAAGGCAGTATCAAAATACATGAGTTTCGTAAATTTGGTAGCATACGAATCTAAAGTTGATCGTTATGAAAATACTAATACCGGCATATATAAATTGTTAATCGTATATGCCGTGCCGACGATCAACATTCCGGAAACAGCCATGGAAGTAACGTTATTTATAACTTGATAAACATATGTCAACTGATAGCAAAAAACAAATATTAAAGCAGCTTCGTGAGCGCCGTTATCTTAACAAAGATTTTGATGCATTGCGTAATGATCTATTGGATTATGCCAGAACATATTTCCCAGATAGAATTAATGACTTTTCTGAGGCTAGCTTAGGTGGTTTGCTTTTAGATATGGCAGCTTATGTTGGCGACGTGCAAAGCTTTTATCTAGATCATCAATTCCAAGAAACGTTTCCGGAAACAGCAGCAGAACCAAATAATATTGAACGCCATTTGAAAAATGCTGGCGTTAAAATAACTGGTGCCGCCCCATCAACCGTTAACGTTACTTTTTATGTCAAAATTCCAACTATAGACAATCAAGGAAATATCAATACTATTGCAATACCTTCAATAAAGCAAAATACAGTAGTAAGAGCAAATAATGGTGTTGAATTTACATTAACTGAAGATTTAGATTTTAATGCTAGAAATCCAGACAATAGTTACAAGGCAAATATAAGAGTTGGCAATACAAACGCAAACAATATTCCGCAAAATTATATATTTTCATTAAACGGTTTATGCATTTCTGGAAAAACTACTACAGAGACAGTATCGGTTGGAAGCTTTATTCCATATAAAAAAGTCAACTTAAGTAATTCGGACGTAACTGAAGTAATAAGTGTTAAGGATAGCCTAGGTAATACGTATTACGAAGTTGAGAACTTAACTCAAGATACCATCTATAAAAGAGTTACAAACTTAAATTATGATTTTCATTTGGTACCTGAGAACATGGTCCCAATCCCAGCGCCTTATCGATTTATAAAAGAAATGTCATTGCAAAGCAAAATAACGACATTAACATTTGGCGGTGGGTCGGCTAGTACAATTAACGATGACGTTATTCCAGATCCAAGTGACTTCGCATTACCTCTTTATGGCAAACAAACGTTTTCTAGGTTTGAAATAAATCCAAATAATCTTTTGCAAACAACTACGTTTGGAGTTTTAGCTGAGAATACCAGCCTTGAAATACGATATCGATATGGTGGCGGATTAAACAATAACGTAGAAGCAAACACTATTAATACTATAGTAAGTTTGAATATATTCTTCCCAAATTTCCCAAGTCCAAATACTGCCGCATATGTCAGAAACTCAATTGACGTTACAAATGATCAAAGAGCTTCTGGTGGAGAAAGTGCTCCAGACATTAACGTACTTAAATCAAAAATAGCGACGTTTAGATCGATGCAAAATCGAATTGTTACAAAAGAAGATTTGTTGGCACGTGTTTATTCTTTGCCTTCAAACTTTGGTCGTGTATACAGAGCAGGAATAAGAACAAACCCTAACAATCCTTTGGCTTCTCAGCTATATGTTATTTCGAGAAACACGGCAAATCAGTTGATCGTAAGTCCGGATAATCTTAAGAAGAATTTGGTTACGTATCTTAACCAGTACAGAATGATATCAGATGCTATTGATATACTTGATGCTAGAGTTATTAATCTAAAAGTAACATTTAGCGTAGTTGTTGACCCGTCAGAAAACAGAGAACTAGTTCTAAGAAACTGCTTAATCAATATAAAACAATATTTTGATATAAAGAATTTCGACATCGATCAGCCTTTGATTATATCAGATGTTCAGAATATTCTATATAATAGCCGTGGAGTAATATCTCTAGTATCTTTGAATATAAACAATATTAGCGGAGAGATAGACGGTCGAGGATATTCAGATCAAACGTATGATATAACTGCTAATACGTATCGTGGAATTGTATTTGGCTCTCCAGGTTCAATATTTGAAATTAGATATAAAGATTATGATATTATCGGAACTGTGGTGTAATTTATGTACAGACTATTATCAGCAAGCAAAGACACATATATCACAAATAAGATAATCGCAGGTTCTCCATCTGTAACTTCAAACGTTGGACAAGCTGGGACACTTGATTTGTTTAAGCTTTATGATGAAACTAACGTTTCTACTACGGTTTCTGGAGTTATTGAGTTAACTCGTTTTCTTCTTCAATTTGATTATGAGCCGCTTCAGCAAATAACTGCTTCATTTCTTAATATTGCCGATCCAAGCTTCAAAGCGTTTCTAAATCTCAAAGATGTATATGGAGGTCAGACTACCCCTTCAAACTTCTCTATAAGGCTTATACCGCTTTCTAAAAGCTGGGATGAAGGTAGGGGTCAAGACGTTGTTGCGTTCCGTGATTTGGATACAGCGAACTTCCTTACTGCTTCCGTTGTTACTGGCACTCCAAACGTTTGGTTCCTATCCGGAGCAGCAGCTAGCGGTTCTCTTGGAGCTTCAAATATTGATATAATAGTTTCTGGTAATCTTGGAAGTGGGCTACAAGATTTAACTGTAACAACACAGTTTGCTCGTGGTGATGAAAATCTTATGATGGACGTTACTACCCTCGTTAGTGCTGCCATAGCAGGTCAGATACCAAATCATGGTTGGAGACTTTCTTTTGTTGATGCACAAGAGCAAGACAATGTTACACGTTTCGTAAAAAGATTTGGTTCTCGTCAGGCTAAAAATCCGGACCTTAATCCACAACTAATAATCAAATATAATGATCAAATACAGGATGACTTAGGAGAAACACTATTCAACGTTTCTCAAAGCTTATTTGCTTATAACCGTGTTAATGGTGGCTATCAAAACTTCTTCTCTGGCAGTAACGAGATATCTGGTGCTAATAGCCTTCTATTCAATCTTTACGGAAGCAAATATATCACATACACAACTTCCAGTTTCTCTATATCTCATAGTGCCAGCATTAATCATATAACCCGCAGTCTTTATGCCATAACTCAGAGCTTTACTGGTAGTCAGTTCTTAATTGGTAGCGTTCCACAAACAGGCATCTACTATTCTGATGTTAATTTTAACACGTTACAGAATGCTGTGCTTAGTGCATTTCTAACCGGATCTACTTCTCAAGAGTTCCGTTATGCATGGACCAGTTTAGACGGAACAGTTACCTATTCCTCTGGTAAGACCCTCTACAAGCTCCCACAAGGCTCTGCAAGCAACGTTGAGGAAGAGAACTGGGTAGTCAACATAACCAATCTTAAGCAGCAGTATAAGAGCTCTGAGCAGGCAAGATTACGTATCTTTGTGTTAGATTATAATACGGAACAATCTGCCAGTAGATTACCACTTCAGCCAAAGAGCGTTATATTAAATAATCTAAAATGGAGATTGATTAACGCTTATTCCCGTAAGATAGTAATACCATTTGATAATGAGGCTACTCTTTGTTCATATGACAGTCAAGGAATGTATTTTGACATATGGATGCAAGACTTTGCACAAGGCGAAGTTTATGAATTGGAATTGATGATTACTTATGGTGGCAAGGATTACTTGATTAGTAATTCTGGATTTAGATTTAAGGTAATGCCCTGATGGCTATCAATAATACAAAGAATTTGCAGAGAAATGCGCCGACTTTATTCAAGCCGTCCGTAATTCGTTCTCTTAGAGAACCACCAGATCAAAGCATAACTTTTAATTTGGTAACTCCGATTACTTTTGCAAATACAGCAATTGAAAATACTGGCTCTTTTCGTTACAACATGAACGGAAATGGTTTGCGTTCAACTCAGCAACTTAACGTTGATTGGAGTTCTTTTCAAAATCATACGTTTTTCAACTCTGCTCAAGTAAAAGTCAACGTTGCTTTTGATAAGATACAAAATGGGTTTCCATTTGATGGTACTCAAAAAGAAACTGAAATATATATCGACCGCCTAACCGGTTTCGAAAAATATACGTATGACAATTATCCAAAATATAAAGGATATTTGTTTTTATCTGGTACTAATTCCGGATTTGAAAATGGTAATGGCACATACATTACAGTAGTTGATAAAGCTGGCGCAGCATATACAGATATATCATCTAGAACTGATGCTGAGAGTATTATCAATCCAAGAGATAACCCAATGACTTTTGAGTATTGGATTAACCTACCAGCACAAACCAATGATAACCAAGCAATATTGTCAAAGCATGATGGAACAAATGGTTTTCTTTGTGCAATAACTTCTTCAACTTCAACTACATATGCTACAAGCAGTTTATATATCGCATCCGGTTCTACATATGAAAGCTTAAATGTTATTTTTAAAAAGAATACATGGAACCATCTGGCTTGGGTCTGGAATAGAACGCCAGGAAGCAATGGTCTATCAGTATATTTGAATGGTGCATTTTATGCTACCAGCTCAAATCCAGTTGAGTTTGACACTTTAAACGTTTATGACAATATGTATGTTGGTTCGGGCAGTCAGTTGGCTGGTTTTGAACCAAAGAATTCTCTGTCTGGTGCTTTAGACGAAATAAGAATTTGGCATTCAACACGAAGTGAAAAAGAAATCAACAACTACTACCAAAAAAATATATTTGCTTCTCCTTCTTTGAAACTGTATTATAAACTAAATGAGCCTTCCGGCAGTACATCCCCAATTGTTATTGATGCATCCTCAAATGGGCTTCATGGTAATCTTAGCTATAGCGGATTTAATGTTCTAAAAGTAAGAAATATCAATACTGCTTCATTAAGTTTTGGCGCTACTCCAGCAATATATGAAGAATTGGCTCTTTCTCCAATTATATTTGCAAATCACCCTGATGTTGTCAGTTACAGAACTTCATTTTATGCTAGTGCCAGCGTATACGATAATATCAATCCAAATTTGATCACTAAGTTAGTGCCAAGCCATTATTTCTTGGAAGGACAAGTAGAAGATGCCTTGCAAACAGAACAAGGACCAATACTAGATAGTCTAACTTCCGGTGACGATCCTCGTTCAACTACTTTGGGAGCTACTCAAGTTTTGTTGTTATTACTATATACTTGGGCTAAGTTTTTTGACGAGCTTAAATTATACACTCAAGCCTTTAGCGACTTGATAGCACTTGATTATGACAATCTAGACACTATACCAGATCAATTTTTACAAGATTTTGCTAGAAACCAGGGGTTCGAACTTCCCCCCATATTCTCTTCAGCAACGATTGAACAGTTTATAAATTCTCAAAATATAGGTACTAGTCCAAGCACCAATCAATATTCGTTGCAATATATACAAAATCAAATTTGGCGCAAAATTCTTATTAACATAAGAGAAATTATAACATCAAAAGGCACGTTACATTCAATCAAAACTTATATACGCACGTTAGGTATTGATCCAGATAATAACTTTCGCATTAGAGAATATGGAGGTCCGACAAAACAAAACCTTAATTTTGCAAGAGAAATAAGAAACAAAATATCTTCAAAAGTAAGCTTTTTGAATGGAGGGCGCATTACTAGCCCATATCTTTCAGCATCTAGAATTGAACCTGGATATCCATATCAAAATGGAACTTCAGATGATGGATTATTTACATCTGGTTCTTGGAGCTATGAAGGAATATATCAATATCCTTTTAACGTCGCAACAAAACAAAGCTTGGTTAGAATGTATACAACTGGTAGCCTATTTGCTTCTAGTGGTTCATTAGTTACAAATCTAATTGCTAACCCAACAGTACGTACCGACTTATATGAAAATACAGGCAGTCTAACGCTATATGTAAGATCCAATGGCGCAGCTACCGCTCCTTATTTGCAAATGCATATGTCGGGAGTTAACATATTTGATGGAGATAAATGGTATATATCTTTTGGTCGCCAAAGAAATGATGACAATACCGAAAGCTTGGTATCTAGCTCTTATTTCTTAAGAGCTGCTAAGAATATTGGTGGCGAGATATATCAAAGCTTTACAACTCAATCATATTTTGACGACTACAATGGAGGAGTTGATAACGTATGGAATCATATTGCAGGAACAACAAATGCTAGCGGTTCATTCTTTGTAATTGGTTCTAGCTCTATAGATACCGGAACAAATAAATTCTTAAATGATCCATCAATTCCTTCAGTTGCTCGAAATACGTATTTCAATGGATACGTTACTCAAATAAGATTTTGGTCCAAATATCTTGAAGATATGGAATGGAGAGAACACGTTAGAAACTTTAAGTCTCTTGGAGTTCAAGAGCCTCTAACAAATTACAACTTCATTACTAATAAAAGTGGTTCTTTCCAAAAAATTCGAATTGATGCGTCAACTGAACAGCAAGTTACACAGTCTGATGCAGGTGGAAACATCAGAATTTTTGATTATTCGCAAAATAATTATTCTCTTTCTGGCACCTTGTTTCCAACTTCAAGCAATGTGATATATCCAGAAAGATTTTATTTTAGCTATATTTCTCCATATTTCGATCAAGCTAGCACTACAAATAAAGTACGTATTCGTTCGTTCGAAAATTTTGAAGACGTTCAGCAGACACCATGGGCACAGGTGGCTCCAGTATATGAAATACCAAAATCTGAAACCCCAACGGACAATACAAAGTTTACAATCGACTTCAGCGTTGTAGATGCTCTTAATCAAGATATTGTCACCATATTCTCAACGCTGGATGAACTGGATAACATTTTAGGTAATCCAGAATTGGTTTTTTCTCCAGATTATCCAGGATTAGAAAATTTAAGAAACATATATTTCAATCGATTGACGGATAAAGTCAGTTACAAGCAATATGTTGAGTTTTTCAAATGGGTAGATACTAACATTGGAAACTTTACATCTCAATTGATTCCTAAAAAAACTAAGTTTTTGGGAACAAATTTCGTTATTGAAAGCCATATGTTAGAGCGTCCAAAGTTTCAATATCTTTTTGAAGACATATATTTGGGAGATAGCAATAGGAATGGGCTAAGGGACACTATTCTCATGAGACTAATTGCTGGCGATTTTGTTAGATACTAGTTTTATTCTTCTGTTCTATATATAATAAGGACATATGCCAGATATTAACGTCATAGTTTTTCAAAAAAACAAAGAAATAGAACCGGTTTCACGTTCTGAATATTTAATGGATAAAGTTCAACTTGAATATTTTCCTTATAATGACGTTGATCCAGTAAATTCTAAAGTTGATGCCATCTCCATCTATACTACCACCGGATCCGGAGGTATGAATACTTCTGCAATTGATGGACTAAGACAGGGTGCTGAAATAAGAACAAATAAACATTTGTTTAAAAGTAATCAGCCGAAAATGTGGTCTGGGAACTTCAAGCACGCCACCCGCATTACTACATTTGGACAATTTCGTTCTTGGTCAGAATATCAAAATGATATAGCTTACTATGATAATGTCATACCTTTTGATCCTGTTTTGTATATAAAGTCGCAAAAAAATGGTTTTGACACATACCCGTATCCAATATATTTCAACGATGGTCCACAGCAGGGTGAAGAGGCAGTAATAGAACCGCTTACCAAGCCATTTAGATTATTGCAATCTATGGCTGAAGGTGCCTATCCCATACATAGACCAAAAGGAAACCTGGAAGATGGAAATCCAGATACGAATTTACCTCAAGGCAACAGTAGAGTTGTTCAATTTATTCCTTATGTCTCTCAACTAATAGCAGATCCATTTCTAGAATCAGGTCAAAAATATATTGGCGATGGAACAATCGAAAATATGATAATTGTTGAAGGCTATGTTGATTTTGTAAGAACTATAATTGAACCTTTTAATGATTTAGATAATGAAAAAATAGTAGATCAAATTTCATTGGAAGATACTGTGGGAAATGCCATATTCATAACAGAGCTTAAAAAGCTGGATATCAATTTAGACGAAGATCTAAGACAAACGTATACTCAAAAATCAGCTACGGCAGGTTATAATGTATATGGACCAAATCAAGCCAGATATGGAACTGATAGCGTTGCTTATGTTGGATGGAGTAGAGGCTCATGAGTAGACAAGAAAAAGGCTCTAGAATGAGAATGTTGCCTCCTAGAGTGCAACTGCAACAAAGAGATGCACTTACGGGTTCTTATCCAACTAACGTTAGATTTTCTACCGATGGCAGAACTGGTAACTATAAAGTAAATTTTGATGACACTAGTGTCATTAATTTCTCTGGCGAAAAGTTAAACTATTTGACCGATTATGTAATTCATTATCAAAGATGGAATGAAGATGAATACAAA